CTTCCTCGTGGGATAATAAGTTGCCAATCCCCATGAGTTACTGGGACTGGACCCATCTCGGTCATGTCGTTACCATAATCTATATTGATAACAGCAAAACCTTCTGGCACCTCATCCCCCTTTTTCCATTCAGCAGCCATTTTACTTCCACCAGTAACTACAACCCATTTCCCATCACCTGCGGGAACATAAGCATCGCTAAGTTTACCTTGTGGAACCTGGGTACTTTGAACTAACCCACCTGCAATAGACATAATATCTCCTTTAAAAACCGGGGCCTAAACCCCGGTTATTGAATGATGCTTAGATTGAAGCCTGATCCCAAACAATGTTTGCAGGGAACATGTATTCAACCCACCAGATTAACGCTCCTTCAGAAACCGTTCCAGCAGAAACGACCCAGCTTAATGTAACAGGAACAACCTTTTCTTCACCACTTGACCCGTAGGTTGAAGACAGTGAATAAGGAGGTGCAGTTCCCATTAAAACGCCTGCGCCTGAATCTGTGACTTTTGAAGTAAGAGCACTAAGGGATTTACCGTTTACACCTGCGGTAGCAACCATGTCACCATTAGTAGCACTCCAGTTTCCAAATCCATCTGGGTCAGCAGTTCCAGCAGAACCATCAGATTGATTGTAAACAGTACCTGCGGCAGTTCCAGCAAGAGGGGATACTTTCCCTGAGCTACTACAAATAAAGTTGTCGGTTACAGTAATTCTGACATCTGTAACGATTGCGCTGTAGGGAATATTAATGTAATCAACTTCATGTGTTGCGGCTGAAGTTCCTGCCGTGTAAGCAACTGATTTATACCCGGAGCACTGACAAGCACGGGTAATTCTATTTTTAATAGAGTCAGACATATTTGTCCTTTTACTTAAAAATTAAAGTGAACCCCGACCTTCGCCGGGGTTATTATTATTAAGACAGCTTAGTAGCAGCTACCTCAAGTCTGTACATCCAAAGGTCCTGTAATATGATACAGCTATAAAACGTGTCCCATGCTACAGTTCCGCGCTGTCCAAGAGGATCTCCTGGTCCAGGCTTAGGCATGACCACTTTAGACCGGAGGCTGTCCATTCCACCAAGAGTGGCGCATCCACCAAAGTCTTCGGCCATTACGATTACTGGATAAACATCACAGTTTGATCCATTTGTACTCACGCAGTTTGCAACACCGTTAGTGTCACCAGCAGACTTGAAAGGGGTCGCCTGGGTAGTGGTGATAAATCTCACTCCCTCAACGGCTCCAATCTCACCTTCCATGGCATCGCCTTGGTCGGAATACTTTGAAGCAACTACAAAACCTGGCAGAGCTTCAATGTCTTGACGGAGGTCCGGGTGACATACTGCAATGTATGATTCACGGATTGGCTCGGTGGCAATACCGACAGAAGCACGAAGCTTGTTTCGCAACTTCTTCGCATCGTTTCCTTCCAACTGTCTTACAGCAGTTTGGATTGCTGAAAGCTTTGCCCCATTGCCTGGGTCATTAACAGCAGGTACTGCGGCACCAATGTGCATGTCAACATCACTTCTAGCAGAAGCAGATGTTCCAACGTGTTTTACAGAAGTTCCCGCTCGGAAAACTTTGTAAGCCAAAAAGTCGAGGGTCTCACCAGCTTGCTGGGCTTGACGCTCGGTAATTACCTGCAACACGGGATCATGCGAAGCCGCAAGCATAACGTCAGTTGTGTTCACATAACTGCCGTATTGCTTCAATGTGTGCTTCAGCGTGGTGTGCTCAAGGCTTGTAAAATCAGGCGTTACGCCTTCGGCCACTGGATTATCAACAATCGGGAATCTTTCGTACCTGCGGTGACGAATCTCCAGTCCTTGCTTTTGAGGCTTGGTTTCCCGTTGTGCAAATTTAGCAAAAGTTTGAAGACGCTTCGCAATAGGGAGCATCTTTTTTTGTATAGTGAACGCATCATTTGCGCTCAAATCACCATAAGATTGACCGGTTAAACTACCGGTTCCGCCGTAAGCTGCCATAAGTCAACTCCTTAATTAATCTCATTCATCGGGTATAGAATCCCATAGCTCTTCAGCCGACATATTCTCAGGATTCTTAGTTACTCTAGGGGCAGAATTACTAACCAAACTTGTCGCAGCTTTTCTACGAGCTTGCCTACGTTGAGGTTGTACTGGTTCCGCATCCTCTACCTCTCGCCATGATCTACCTTGTTCCGTTTGTAAAAACAAGTTCATAACAGAAGCATGATCTCTAGGATCAACCGACTCGGTCATCATTTTAGTCATTGCAGGACTTGCCAAAACAAATGACTGAAAATCTGCATCCTTGTCTATTTCCCTGTAATCCTCACCCACCTCACTTAACATGTGGTTTTCGTGGGACACCAAGAAGTCCTGATATTCTCTATCTTTAACACTTCTTTCCAGGGTCTCTAGCTTGTCACCAACATTAACCTGCTGTGCGACCTTTGCTGCTTCTGCCTGGGCGATCTTAGTAAACGTCTTTGTTAGCTCACTAAACTCGTCCATTGTTTGCCGATCATCATCCGTGAAGAACTCATCTGATTCCGGCGTTGGCGGTTGTTTTTCAGCCTTAGCTGTAGGTTGAGTTTGGAACTCTTCCATCTGCCTTTTAAGCTCCAGGTTCTGCAACCGCATATCCTGAAACTCATCGCGCATTCTTGCGCTATCCTCATTACGTTTGTGGAACTCTCTTTCTAGGTCTTTATACCTTTTCTCGTAATCGTGTCCAGGTTCCTCTTCCTCAGTCTCTTCCTCTTCAGGTTCTTCTTCGACTTCGTCTTCGATGTCTTCTGACTCTTCTGATTCTTCTCCTGCGGTTTCCCAGAGTTCCTCGTCGCTCAGTTCCTCTGTGCCAAGTTCTTCATCTTGGGGAGAAACTTCCTGCGTTTCTTCTGCCATAATGTCCTTTACACTTTCGATGTCCCGTTGAAAACGGATCTAAGGTGTTGACCCCTCGGCTATCCGGTAGAGGTCGGTTTGTTTGTAGCCTGCTCAGGATATTTTAATATCTCCTCCCAGGCCTGTATCCGGCCAATGCGAACATTGTGCTTCGCTAGTGACTCGGTATCGTGAAGTGGAGCACGAACTATCGACTCCATCTCCGCATCCAACCTGTCCATAAACAGGTTCTTCAGGTGTTTCCACCCTGGATGTTCAGTTAAAAGAGCTATTGTTTTATTGTCAATATATTTATCCGGTTGGCGCATTTTCTTCCATCTCCTGTCGTCTTATATCAGAAGCATCTGGACCCCCTTGTAGCCTATCCGATGCTATTTGTTGTCGTTCCTGCGCGATCTCTTCCATGATTTCTTGATCTTCTTGAGCTACTCTCTGCGCCTCTTGCTGCTCAGCCATTTGTATCATCTGCTGTTCTTGCGCCTGTTGTTGCTGAATCATAGCCTGCTGTTGAGACTGTTGTTCTTCTTGTAACAAGATAGAGCTCTTTGCCAGATTAGCAGGGTGAAGCACATTGCCTTGTTTCATTAATTCAAGACGTTCCCTAATTTCCATTTCACGCTGATCATCACTAACAGCCTTCTTTTCCTGCAATAAAGCTTTCGCCTGCTCAACCGCCATATCAGCCTGGGCTTTAGCCTGTATTTGGGCGGCCATTGCCTGCTGTTGTATCTGTTGTTGTTGCATCAACTGTTGTTGTTGTGCTTGCTGTCCCTGCTGCATTTCCATGGCAACCTGATCTTCACTCTTCAGCATTTGCTCGGGATCGAGATTAAACGCCCTTAACAGGGGCCGGATAAAAGCCTCATGCTTGATAAACATCTGAAACTGAGGCAGAGATCCAGCAACCTGCAAGAACTGCATAAGCTGTGTATTATGAACCTCTTTTGCAACATACTGCTCATATCCCGTACTCAACGCTTCGTAGTCACCCTTGATCGTATTGTCGGGTGAGTCAACCATCAGCCACCTATATATAGACTGAATATTCTGTGTGATCATATTACTGACTGAGCGCACAACATCTGCGGTCTGTCGGTTGGCATTACTATTGAGAATGCTCATGCCCGTTGCAGTCTTAGTCTGAGAGGGACTCATGTCACCGTAACCAATAGCGGTCTGGCCACTGTCTAGGTCGGCTTCTCGTTCCAACTGCTGTATCAATCCTATCAAACCATTGGTAACGTCAGGTAACACCACCGCCTGAAAAGCATCTCTCACGCTCTGT